GTGCAAACAGGTAAGACGGTATTCTCTCCTGCTACACAAACTCGTAATTTTTTAAGTGCAGGTGCTTTTCCTATGTTTAATGGTCATATTGGTGGGGGTGCTTCGGTAACAGATTCTTTTAAAATTATAATGGATGATATATTTGGTGCAGGTAAAACTGTTGATGAAGCTAGTTTAATAAAAAGAACTCAAAGAAAAGTTGAACTAGGTGTTTTAGATGAAAATATTGTAGCTTCAGAACTTAATGCAATTTTAGAAGATTTAAAAAAAGGTAGTTTTAAATCATTTAGAGATTTAGCAAAAGCTGCTAACAATTCTAAATTTTATAAACAAGCTACAAGAATATATGCAGGAGGTGATAACGTTTGGAAATGGTATGGCCATGAATTTTATATGTCACAATTAAAAGGCGTGTTTAAAAACTTTGATGAAATTTCTTCTTACCTGAAAAACACACATGGTGTTGATATAGGTACAAGAAATATAAATACCGGTAGTATTAAAACTTTTGAAGATGGTATAGAAGAAGCGGCTGCAATATTACTAAGAGAAACATACCCTACTTATAGTAAAGTACCTGAAGTAATTAAAGCATTAAGAAAATTACCTTTAGGTAATTTTGTATCTTTTACGGCTGAAATATTAAGAACTGGTTTTGCAACTAGTAGTATAGCTATGAAACATATTGCTTCGGATAATGTTGGTCTTAGAGAAATGGGTTACCGAAGTTTAGCGGGGCAAGCAATTACTTTAGGTGCCCTTAATCAAGGAGTACAAGGAATTGGATATGCTATGACTAATGTTACACAGACTAACGTAGATTCTTTTAAACAATTTTTTGCACCAGACTATATGAAAAACAGTACTTTAGTGCCTACTAGTAATATTAAAAATGGTGTTTTTACAGTGTTTGATTTATCTAGGTTTAATCCATACGACATACTTATTTCATCAGCTAATTCTTTAATGGCGTCTAATGAAAGAGCTAATGTAGATACTAATTTAGCTAATAAAAGAGAAGAATATTTAACTTTAATAGACCAAGGTATTGATCCTTCTTCTGAAGAAATGCAAGCTAGAAGAAAAGAATTAAAAAAATTAAAAATTTTTTATGATGCTAATAGAAAACTAGACCCTAGTAAAATACCAACAAATGTTTTTGAAAGTATGTTTAAAACAATTAGTCCTTTGTGGGATGCAACAACTGGAACTTTTTTAAGTATACCAATTGGTTTAGAGGCTTTTCAAGAAGCTAAAAATGGAAAAACCCGTGAAGGTAGTGTTATTTGGAATGAAGGTATGTTAGACAGTGAAAAGTTTGACAAAGCCATGGCACATTTTTTTACTACTATTGAACCTGGTATTGTTAGCACGGGTAAAAGAATCTTTAACGCATTACAAGGAGATGTATCTGGATCAGGGCAGCCTATAGAATTAAATTCTGAAATAATAAAACTACTTGGTGGATCGGATGTAAAAATAGATATACCAGCTAATTTTGATTATAAAATGGGAGAGTTTGCAAGAAGCTTAGTTCAACCTAAAATGGGTAGAGGCTTTTATAGTGCAAAAGATTGGCGACAAAGAGGACCAGAACAAATCGTAAAGGAATATAGAGTTCAAAATGAACAAGCTTTTAGGCAACAATATGAATTTTATAAAATGGTAAAAAACTTACGGGCAAATAGATTTATGACTGACGCTAAAATTATCACCGTTCTTTCTGGTCGTGGTTTATCAAAATTAACAGTTGGTGCAATTATGTCTGGTAGATATAGAGCTGTTTCTTGGGGCCGAGGCGGTCTTGAAGGTAGATATACCAAAATAAAAAGAAACGATCCTGATGCAAGAAGTTATGGTTTTTCTTATTTTCATCCATTTGGTGCTTTAGAGTCTGAAAAAAATAAATGGGATTATTTATCTTTTGAAAAATTTGAAGAACAAAATAAAAAACCTGAGCAACAATCTGCAGTAGAAGCTCCTGTTACAACGCAAGAAATATCTCAAGCGCCACCACCAGTAGCACCGCTGCCTGAATCAAAACCAGTTGATGTAGCTGCAGCGCAACCAGCAGCAGGCGTAGTGAATCAAGCAACGGGATTGACATCTACGGAAAGTGCTTTATTAGATAGAGACGAACAACTTATTCGACAAAGACAGAGGGGAACTGTATAATGGAAATGGAACCTAAAACAGAACGCGAACATATAATTTCAATACAAGGACATATAACTGGGGTGAAAAGAGAAGTAGAAAACTTAAAGCAAGACGTTTTACATGTGCACAGAGACGTGGAGAAATTGGGTGGCAAGATAGATAAAATCTATTGGGTTGTTTTAACTACGGTGGGGGCCGTTGGTTTAATTGTTATTGAAGGATTAATAGGATTGTTATAATGAATTTATCAAATAATTTTACACTAAACGAATTAACTAAATCACAAACTGCAACTCGTAAAGGAATTCATAATGAACCTTCAACTGAGCATGTAGAGAATCTTATTCACCTAGCGAAAACTATCCTGCAACCAGTGCGCGAGCATTTTGGTAAGCCGGTTATGATATCCTCAGGCTATCGCAGCCCTACGTTGTGCGAGGCTATTGGTTCTTCGGTTAACTCACAACACGCCCGGGGTGAGGCTGCAGACTTTGAAATACATTCTGTAGATAACAAGGAGCTTGCAGCTTGGATAAGTACAAACTGTGACTTCGATCAATTGATATTAGAATTTTATGTTGATGGTGATCCCAACTCAGGTTGGGTACATTGCTCTAGTACGACGGGAAATTCGAGAAAACAAATACTGAAAGCAGAAAGAATAGCAGGCAAAGTAAATTATTCCCCGATTCTTTTTTAGATCCAATCTTTAAGATCTTCGCCCATAATTTCATTTGCAATATTTACCTTTTTCTTTAGTGCTGTTACGATACGTTCATCTATAGTCTTTTCTGCAATCAAATCCACGTAAGTAACACTGCCAGTTTGGCCGATACGATGCGCTCGATCTTCTGATTGGAGTCTTTTCTCTAGGTCGTATGAGTTAGAATAGTAAATCATAGTGTTAGCTGCAGTAAGGGTGATTCCATACCCTCCAGTCTGTGTGTTTCCAACAAAATAGCGTGTAGGGCCCTTAACGTCCTGAAATAGAGCAATTGCCTCTTGCCGGAGGGTAGTATCCACCCCGCCGTGATACTCTACTGTAGAGGCTTCTCCGTAAGCTTTTTTTAGAGCTTCGACTATTTTTCTGATGTCTTCTCTATATGTAGCCCAAATAATTACCTTGCCATCAGTTTCTTCTACAACATTCATAAGTTCATTTAATCTGTTGCTAGGTACCTGTCTAACAGTGCCGTCGTCAGCTTTAAAAGTGCCACAAGTGATCTGATGTAGTCGCATCATTTGTGTTAATGCATTTGCCGAGCTCATAACCTTACCTTCGATCATAGCAATCGCTGCTGACTTCATAGTAGCGTAAAGTTTTTTCTGTTCATCAGTTAGTTCTACATTTCTAGTAACAAATACTTTCTCTGGTAAATCTAAACAATCTTCTTTTAAAACTCTATAAGAAAAACTTTCTAATTTCTTAGCTAGTTCATCTAATCTTCTATAGCTACCTACAATTTGTACGCGGCGGCCACCAAAATTTCTATCTAACATATGTGCATACCGGCTACGATAAGCATAGTAAGAGTCATAGCCTAAATGATAAGGGTCCAGGAATTTACATTGACTGAATAAGTCAAGGGGTGATTTCGTTACGGGTGAGCCAGTTAAGATTCTTCGATACGACGCTAGATTCCCTATTTTTAAAATACTTTTTGTGCGTTTAGCTGTCGGATTCTTGATTGTCGTTGATTCGTCAATTCCTAAAAGGGCTTTCCCTAAGAATATGTTAAGGAAACTATGCGCAAAGTCCAGACCTTTCTTTGTAGAAAATGCTTCTACGTTTATAATCAGTATCTTAAGGTCAGTTCCACCATCAAATAATGTATCAAGTTCTAGTTGTTTTTTTTTACTATTAGTTGGTTCCCATAATACTTTAGTGTGTTCTACATGGTCCGGCAAGTGCACTGGAATTTCTATATCAAACCAGTTTTTGTACACACCTTTAGGAGCCACGATTACTGCAGCTTTAATAGCACCTCGGTCATACAGCATAGCGATGTTATCAACAAGGACCTTGGACTTACCAGTACCCATTTCCATAAACAAAGCATAAGTTTTTTGAGCCCAGGACTTCTCTAAGGCTACCAATTGATGGTCGTATGGCTTAGTTTTAAACTTGTAATGTTTTATCATAAATTATCTTATATTCTTTCTTGACATATATATAATGATACTTATATTAAAAGTCAACTATAAAAATAGGAGAAAGAAAATGGAAGATAAACAAATCATTAATGTATTAGTTAACAAAATACAAAAATTAAATCAGGAAATTTTACAACAGGAACTTAATGTTGCTGGTAAAGAAATAGAGTTAGCAGCGGCTAATGAAAAAATAGATGCGTATGTAAGCAATATTACAAATGGGAAAGATAATGTCTACCCAGAAGAAGAACCAACAAACTAATCACTAGAAGGGTGGGAAGATGAAGAATAAAATATTCGAACTTTATAAACCAAAAAGTTTACAAGATTTTTTAGCGTTTCAAAAAGAGAACCCTAAAGAAACTTTTGTTTACGTACTACAGCACCCTCCTCAAAATATAAATATTTTGGGAGCGTCTGAGTTTGGTTATTTGGTAATTTGTTTACCACCTTTGTCACAAATAATATTTAGTTCTGGACCATTTATATTTAAAATGCAAAAGAACTTACGTGACTTTACATCTAAGGATTTTATTTTATGTACAGGTGACCCAGCTATTATCGGTTTATCAACAGCTATTGTCAGTGATCAAACTCAAGGACAATTTAATCTTTTGAAGTGGGACAAAAGAGAGAGAACTTACTACCCACTAACAATAGACTTATATCAGAAAGCAGAATAAAAATGAGTAATATAACATTAGAAGACTTAGAAGGTGATCAACAACAGTTGATTGAGAAGACAGACATACAAACATTAGCTACTTTTTGTCAAGAGTTACAAGGTATAGAGAACGATATAGATTCTTTAGAACAACAACTCAAAGCAAAAAAAGCAGCAGCAGACAAAATTTCTTCAGAGGTAATACCTAATTTGCTCGCAGAGCAAGGGTTAGTATCTTTGAAATTAGCTGACGGTTCAGGTGTAGAGGTTAAGAAAACCTATAGCTGTACTGTAAAAAAAGACTCAGTCGAATCAGCTTATAACTGGCTTCGTGAAAACGAACTTGGCGATCTTATTAAAAATGAGGTAGCCGTACAGTTCGGGAAGGGCGAAGATAACAAGGCAGAACAATTGTTAGGCCTTGCAGTGCAAGAGGGTTTTGAACCCTCGCAGAAGCAGAAGGTAGAACCTATGACTTTGAAAGCACTCTACCGGGAGCGTATTGAGTCCGGACTCGATATGCCCTCGGAATTCTTTCACACTTTTGTGAAAGATCAAACAAAAATAAGCCGGAAATCATGAACCAAGGAGAATAAAAAATGACTCAAGAAAAACAAGTAACTAAAAAAGAAAACTCAAGTATAGCTCTAGCAGGTATGTTTGAGGCAGATGCCAATGTAGGTATGGACAATATGTCAAGTGATGACTTTGCATTACCATTCCTAAGAATATTGGCACAACTATCCCCGGAAGTTAACAAACGGGATGCCAAATATGTTGAAGGCGCAGAAGCAGGTATGATATTTAATACCGTGACTAAAGTGGCATATGATGGTGAGAAGGGACTTAATGTAATACCGTGCCATTATAAGCGCGAGTACATTGAGTGGAGTGATAGAGGTGAAGGCTCTAGTGCTCCTGTTGCTATTCATTCAGTTGATAGTGGCATTATGACGGAAACAACTAGAAGCAGTGGTGATTATAAGGATAGGTTACCTAATGGTAACTATCTAGAAACCACAGCATCTTATTATGTTGTTACAGAAGATGTGCAAACGGCGTTGATCTCTATGAAATCTACACAATTAAAAGTTAGTAGATCATGGAACTCAATGATGAACAGTATCAAGCTTCAAGGCAAGAATGGTATGTTCACACCGGCTGCATATAGTCACGTGTATAACCTTAAAACAGTTCAACAATCAAATGACAAGGGAACTTGGTATGGTTGGGCTATTAATAAGGTGGGTCCAGTACAAGATAAAGATCTGTACGGGGCTGCTAAGAAGTTTGCTGAATCGTGTGCTAAAGGTACCGTGAAAGTAAAACATGGTGAAAGTGATACTAAGTCTAAAGACGACGTACCATTTTAATCATTACAACTGGTACCGAGCTATCCCCCCAGCTCGGTACCGAAGAGGGAGGATATCACATGACGACAGACAGAACAAGTTATCAGAAACAGTATTACCGCAAGCAAGTAATTAATAGTTTACGTAATACTATAAAAAATTTACGTGATAATAAGAAAAATTTTATGGACAGTCCCGAAGGGATTGAATATAAAAAAAGATTAATGAAAGAGTCTGGCTATCAGGCTGAATATAGAGAGAAGAATAAAGAAAAAATTAGAAAGTATCAGAAAGAGTATCATATAGAGTATGCAAAATTTTAGAAAGATTTTTGAAGGCAACAACAGTGCTTATGGCCAGTTAATTTTAACTGGTGAGACAACCGAAAAAGGTAAAGCCATAGGTAAGGCGTTTATTAAACGTGAATCAATACCAGATCAGCTATGGCAAGACCATTTAGATGGTAAGGACCCAGCACTTGGCGTTATACCCATAAACGAAAACAATGAGTGTCGTTGGGGGTGTGTTGATGTAGATGAATATAAATTAGACCACAAAAAACTAGCGGCCTCTATTAAGTCCCATAAATTCCCACTGGTAATGTTTAGATCAAAATCTGGTGGTGCACACTTATTTTTATTTACTTCTGAGTTTATTAGTGCAGCTTTAATGCAAGCAAAATTAAAAGTTATGTCAGGGGCATTGGGTTTTGAAGGATCAGAAATATTTCCAAAACAAACTGAGATATTAGCAGAACGTGGTGATACCGGAAACTTTTTAAACTTACCTTATCATGGTGGTATAAGAGGATTGCGTTATGCTATGGATGCAGAAGGCAAGGCTATTTCTTTAGAAGATTTTTGTAATACTTTTGATAAGTTAGCTTTAACAGAAGCACAGGTACATGAAATAGTTGTAACTAAAGAAGTTATAAAAAAGGTTGAAGCATTTAAAGATGGTCCACCTTGTTTAAATAAATTAGCGGCTGAAGGTTTTGGTGATGGTTCAAGAAATAATGGTTTATTTAATGTAGCTATATTTAGAAAGCAAGCTGATCCAGATACTTGGGAAGATAAAGTTATGGAAGACAATCAAAAGTATATGGATCCACCATTAAGTTTTCAAGAAGTAAAACAATTAATGGGTTCTATTGGTAAACGTGGTTACGATAAATACAGGTGTAAAGACCAGCCTATTTGTGGTGTATGCAATCCAGCTTTGTGTAGAACTAAAAAGTTTGGGGTTGGTTTTGAAGAAGAACAAATGCCAGAGCTAGAAACATTATCTAAAATGAACTCTAATCCACCACAATGGTTTTTAAATGTAGGTGGTAAACGAATAGAATTAAAAACTGAACAACTACACAATCCGAATTTATTTGCGATAGCAGTATTAGATCAAGCAAATGTTATCTCACCTATACCAAAAGCCAAAGATTGGCGTGAGATTTATTTAAAACCATTGATGTTAGGTTTACAGGAAACAGAACCATTAGAATCATTGAATCCTAAATTTCAAATTGAGAATCTATTGTATGACTACACTGTACACAGAGCTAAGGCTAGAACTAAAGATGACATACTTAATAAGACGGCTTGGACTGATGAAGGTTTTTCTTATTTTAGAATGGAAGACTTTTATGCATTTGCAAAACGTAATAATTGGGAGATGGATAAGACTAAAACTTATAATTTAATTACACAATTGAAAGAAATTTTTGTTGGTGAGATTAGAATGGAATTAAAAAACCAAACTCCACGAGTAGTTAAAATAAATTCTATGAAAGAAACTATGGCTGAAGTTAGTCAGGTACCTTATCAGGAGTCACCTTTTTAATGAAAACAATTATCTTAGGTCCACCAGGTACCGGTAAAACTACTACACTACTAAATTTGGTAGATCAGTTTATGAAGGCCGGGGTTGATCCAAAGCGTATTGGTTATTTTTCTTTTACTCGAAAAGCTGCACACGAAGCGGCTAGTCGGGCTGCAGAGAAATTTAATTTAGATGCAAAAGAAGATTTAATTTATTTTAGAACCCTACACTCACTAGCATTTAGATTGCTCGGTATAAAAAAAGAGCGTGTCATGAAGACGGAAGACTATAGAGAGTTTGGTTTGAAAGTTGGTATACCTATTAAGATGTCGTTTCACTCTGACAATGATGGGGTGTTTAATTCTGACAATGAATATTTACGATTGATTAATAAAGCTAGAGTAATGGAACGGGATTTAATGGATGTGTATGATGATAATAAACACACCTTAGATGTTGAACGTGACACATTATTTCTATTAAACCAAGAACTTACCCGTTTTAAAGAAGAGAAAGGTATGATTGATTATGACGATATGTTGGAGAACTTTACAACACAAGATGTCAGCCCAAGTTTTGATGTCTTGTTTATCGACGAAGCACAAGATTTATCTCCATTGCAATGGCGCATGGTTAGAAGTATGTGGGCCAAGTCCGACAAAACTTACATTGCTGGAGATGATGATCAAGCAATCTTTAAGTGGGCCGGCGCCGATGTTGATCATTTCATTGCCCTCCGCAATGATGTTGACGACGTTAGAGTTTTAGATCAATCGTATCGAATTCCAGGTGGACCTATACATGAACTATCACAAAAGATTATTGCTCAAGTAGAGAATCGCTATGATAAAGAATACAAACCACGGGATGAAATAGGTAGGTTACACAGGTATGCAGATATTGCACAAGTAGATATGTCATCTGGTGAATGGTTAGTGCTAACCCAAGCCCATCATTTTTTAGATCAGATAAATGAATTGTGTTATCAACAAGGTTGGTATTTTTCTTACAAAGGTAAACCTTCCGTTAATAAAAACTTATTAGCTGCCATACATGGTTGGGAACAATTGCGTAAAGGTGAAGATTTAGGGGCAATACAGTTAAAAAATATTTATTATTACTTAGGTGAAAATGTTACTAAAGGTTATCGCACCGCAAAAACATTAGATGCGGATTTAAAATATAACCTAGAGACATGCATATCGGCTCACGGTTTACAAACTGACAAGCCATGGCATGATTCGTTTGCTGGTTTAAATACTCGTATGGAAATGTACATTAGAAATATGCTAGCACAGAAAGAAAATATTTTTAGAGAACCAAGAATTATATTATCAACCATACATGGCGCCAAAGGAGGCGAAGCTGACAATGTTTTATTATTTCCTGACATTACTAAATCTGCTCTTGATCACAGTGATCGCGATGCAGATGAACTGCACCGGTTGTTTTATGTAGCAGTCACTCGTGCCAAGAAAGCATTGTACATTATAGAACCAAAAAATTATGAAAGGGCCTATCTATTATGAATTATAGAACAAAACAAAAAAATTTAACAGAAGATGAAAGTAAAGAGATTAGAAAACTATATGTTGCTGGTATGAGGGCAGTTGATATTGCAAGAAAATTAAATATACGAAAAGACAGAATTTATTACCATACTTGGTCAAAAGAAAAAAGAAAATGTTGGTTAGATAACCAAAAAAAAAGAAAAAGAAAAAGAACTTATTCTGTGATACGAGATAAAAATTTAATTTATTTAAACACCGAAAAAGGTTTTATGCTTTCTAAATACCACGATGTACGTAATAGTTGGAGGGGAAAACAAGAAAGACCAATCAATGCAGATAAAAAAATTGAATTAATAGGTCAGGAAGAATTTTTAGAGTTGTGGACACAACATAAAGCTAAACAAGGTATAACTTGTGGTTACACTGGTGAGCCTCTTATTATGCAAAGAAAGAAACCACGTAAAGATGGTGTTAGACATAAAGTTCCTAAAAACCAATTGTCAGTAGATTGTTTAGACCCTGAGATAGGTTACACTAAAGAAAACATTGTGTTTTGTAGTTGGGCATTTAACGATAGAAAAAATGCAGTGAAAATAAAGGACTGTTATTTAATAATTAAAATGCATGAAGAGAGAAATAAAAATGAAAAATAAATTTGGAATACCAGAGTTTACTAAAGAAGGTTATTTTAAAACTAAAGATGTTAAAGATATAACAAGAGAAAATTACAAAAAATATGATCCAGTTAACCACCCGGCTCACTACAATAAAGGCGGAGTGCAATGTATTGATGCTATTGCTTCTATGCAAGGTGACGGTTTTAAATATTATCTACAAGGCAGTGCAGTCAAATATATTTGGCGGCACGAACATAAAGGCAAACCCATTGAGGACCTAGATAAAGCTATTTGGTTTATCAATAAATTAAAAGAGGAATACAAATGAGACCATTACAAGTACCAATGTTTACGCCGGAAACCGAATGGATTCCACCAACGCATTTACCAGATTTAAAAGATCATAAAGAAATAGCCATAGATTTAGAGACTAGAGATCCAGGCTTAAAGCATAGTGGCTCAGGCTCAGTCAATGGCAATGGTGAAGTGGTCGGGATAGCGGTAGCAGTTGAAGGTTGGTCCGGGTATTTTCCAATAGCGCACGAAGGCGGAGGCAACATGGACCGAGCATTAGTTTTAGATTGGTTTGAAGAAGTTTTGCATACAGATGCAACAAAAATATTTCACAATGCAATGTATGATGTGTCTTGGATACGTTCTATGGGTTTTTATATTCGTGGTGGTATCATTGATACTTTAATTGCCGCATCTTTAATTGACGAAAACCGTTGGGGTTATGCCCTTAACACCCTCGGTAAACAATATGTAGGCATGGGTAAGAACGAAAAGATTTTACAAGAAGCCGCCAAAGCTTGGGGTGTAGATCCTAAAGCTGAGATGTGGCGACTACCCGCACCATTAGTAGGTGAGTATGCCGAACAAGATGCTGTGGTGACCTTAAAGTTATGGCACGCATTACAACACGAGATTAGTAAACAGGACTTATGGGACGTGTTTAATCTCGAGACAAACTTATTCCCTTGTTTAATAGATATGAAGTTCAAAGGCGTTCGTGTTAACGTTGAGCAAGCCAACATCCTTAAACAAGAATTGATCAAAGAGGAAAAAGATATCTATAAGGGGATACAAAAACTAGTTGGTTTTGATGTTGAGATATGGGCGGCAGCGTCCATAGCGAAAGCCTTTGATAAAGTTAAATTACCGTACGATAGAACGGAGAAAGGTGCGCCAAGTTTTACCAAAAACTTTTTATCAACGCACCCTCACGATTTGCCGAAAGCAATTGCGCATGCGCGAGAAATTAACAAAGCCCATACAACTTTTATTGACACTATTATTAAGCATGAACACAAAGGTCGTATCCATGCTGATATCAACCAGATCCGGTCGGACGATGGGGGAACTGTAACCGGTCGTTTTAGTTATAGTAACCCCAACCTACAACAGATCCCAGCGCGAAATAAAGATCTAGGACCAAAGATTAGAGCGTTGTTTGTACCAGAAAAGAATCATACTTGGGGTTGTTTTGATTATTCACAACAAGAGCCAAGAATTGTGGTGCACTTTGCATCACTGTTAAAGCTAGAAGGTTCACAAACTATTGTTGATCAGTACAATGCTGGGGAAGCTGACTTCCATCAGATGATTGCAGACATGGCCGGCATCGAACGGAAACAAGCCAAGACCATTAACTTAGGTTTAATGTATGGCATGGGTAAAAACAAATTGATGGCGGAGTTAGGCTTACTAAAAGAAGCCGCAGAAGATTTGATTCGTACCTACCATCAGAAAGCACCATTTGTTAAAATGTTATCTGAGCAAGTATCACGGCGCGCTGATGATAGCGGTAAAATTAGAACGATAGGTGGACGCTTATGTCATTTTGATTTGTGGGAGCCACATGGTTTTGGGATTAAGAAACCATTGCCACATGCAGATGCGTTAAGGGAACATGGCCCGGGCATTAAACGTGCATTTACCTACAAAGCTTTAAACAAACTGGTTCAAGGTAGTGCTGCAGATATGACAAAACAATCTATGTTGGCTTTATACCAAGAAGGTATCATACCGCATATACAAGTACATGATGAACTTGACATATCAGTAGAGTCACCAGAACAAGCAGAAAAAATAATTAATATTATGGAAGCAGCAGTTGAGTTAAGGGTACCTAACAAAGTAGACTTTGAAGAAGGTACTAATTGGGGAGATATACACTAAAGTAATGCCGGATACTAAGAAATAGCATCCGACATATGAAGGTGAGAAGATAGTTTATAATAAATTATAATAAACTCTTGTCAAATGAAATAAAATGACTATATTATCCCATAGTATAACACAAAAAAGAAGGAATAAATAATGCCAGATATAAGTAAATTTAAATCAGTATCAGTATCCGTGGATACTCATAACCAATTGGAATCATTAGCTAAAAAACGTTTTGAAGTGCCGGTAAGCATACAAAAAGTTATTGAATTCATGTTGATTAAAGAAACTAAAAAGAAAAATGGAAAACGTGCCAAAGCTAGTTGAAACAATATGCCCACGCTGTGATGGCAACGGTTTTATTAAAATTGCACCAGTAATTGCAACTGTTGGTGATGGTGGTAAAGAAATAGATTGCCCACAATGTGAGGTTGAATTTTTACATATGGGTAAGAAAGTAACTACACATAGTGGTTATGTATTTCTACCAATAGAAGACACAAGAAAGAACGTAGAAGGTGGTAGAGAATCAAAAATAAAATGGTCAGGGGAAACTTTGCCGGAAGTAGGTAAAGAGTGATGCCACTAAACCCGGAGGATGAGTACGGATGGTAATAGCAATTAAACGCATTAACAATTGTCGAGACATGTTTACACAAGCAACTTGTCCACGCATGCGCACAATGTGGAAACGTAATTATGAAATATTAATGAAAAACTATTGGGAGAACGTAAGTGGAAGAATACTCACCGCCGCTGGGCAAGTACATTAACACAGCTTTATTGCTGATTGTCTGGTATTTTTGTTTAGCACTTTTGGTTGTAAATATTCGATATATAGGTAAACTAAACCATACTATAGATACGATGTGGCACGAAATTGAACAGGTGAAAGATACTAATATTAAACTGTGGCAATTTATCGAGGAACACGAAAATGATTTTAAATAAGGAAGATACGATAGTGAGAGCAAAGATTCCAGATC